TCATTTCGGCCTCCTTTTTCTTCTCCGCCGCACAGCGGGCGTCGATGGAGGCGATCACAAAGGCCCGCTCTTTGACAGGCAAATCTAAAAATTTGGACGGCTCCCAGCCGAACTTTTGCAAACAGAAATGTGCATAGTTGGCCTCCGGGTCGCCGTCCGCTATTAGTTTTTTGCCTCGTCTACCAGCTCGTTCTCCGTCTTAAAGCCGTTGATGCGGAACACCTCGGTAACGTAGTCGTCGAACTCGCCGCCGATCAGCATGGCCCCCACCAGCTCCTCCGGCTTCACCACGCCCCAGCTGTTCTGAAGCTCGGCGTTGTTGAGGTCGGGGAACACAGTGCAGCGGGCGCACACCTTGGACTGGAACTCGTAGGTGTCCAGCTTCTGAGTGAACTGGTTCTTTTTGCCCGGCACCTGCACCTGGCGGATGCAGGAGGAGCGAATGCGGGCGTACTCGTCGGCGGAAATGCAGCAGATTTCCCACTCCAGGGGTGCGCCGTCCTCCCCCTTGAACCGGGGGGAGGCGGCATACTTGGCGTTGGCGATCTGCTCCACGTTGGGCCGCATAAATGCGGACAGGCTCTTATTCATGGTCGGTTCCTCCTATGCTCACATATAGGTCGGGTTGGTGTACTTCTCCGGGCGGCTGAAGCTGTCGCAGAAGCCCTCAATGGTCTGCTCGATGAAGTCGCCCTCGGCGTTGAACATGGACAGCAGCACGTCGCCGTCCAGGACGCAGTCGTTGTAAATCTTGGTGCTGCGCCCCACGCTGCTGGCCTGGTCGTCGTTGGAGGTCTGGATGGTGAAGGTGGGCATAACCCCGGTGCGGATGAACTCCTCGATCACGTTGTCGAAGATTTCCGTGCATTTGTAGATGGTCATGGAGAAAGCCAGCACCAGCGTGTCGGCCTTGTGGCCGATCACGATGTTGCCCAGCCGGGGGACCTCCTTGGTGTTGACCTGGGCCTTGCCCTCGAAGTCCTTCGCCATCAGCATAGAATAGCGGGTGCCGTCGATGGTGACAAAGCACTCTGCACGGTGGGCGCTTACCGCGTCCTTCGCGTTCATCATGGCGTTATCAGGCATTTTTCGATCCCTCCCTTACTGGATAATGACGCTCATATAGAGCTGGGCCATAGCGTTGACCACGTTCAGACCGTTGACCACGACCAGGACGGCCTTTTTCTTGTCGCCCTGCTCACAGGTCACGGTATCCGGGTCGAAGTTCTCCACGGCCCGGATTTTCTCCAGCTCCCCGATGTAGTGGGTGATGTCGCCCCAGAGGGTGGAGCGCCCGGATGCGTCGTTGGGGACCACGCCCACATACCGCTCGTTGAACAGGACCGCGACATCGTTGGCGATTTGATCACAGACCCGCATGGTCTGATTGGACTGGAACACCTCGCCCTTGGTGTCGGTCAGGGTAAGCAGGGTGTTGATGTCCTCCAGGACACGGGTCAGGCCGTTCACGTTGTGGAACACGAACTTCCCGGCCTTGAGGGCCGCCGTCAGCTCCACCTGGGTCAGCTCCGTGTCCAGGGTCAGCTCCCCGTCATACTTGGCGTTGGTGAGGGACTTGTTGACCGCCACGCCCGCCTGGATGCCGGTGGTCCAGTAGACCACAGCCTGCTCGTCGATATCCTTGATGGTGGAATGGGTGGCCGGGTTCCAGACGCCGATCACGCCCTCATAGTCCACCGTGGAGGGCTGCCAAGCCACCAACTGGAACTTAGCGCCCACCTCGTCCCGCATCCGCTTCGTATAGGTGGCGTACAGCTTGACAATGGTGGGGTCCTTCGCCGGGCAGCACATAGCGTTGAAGGCGTAGGGCTCGATCTTGTCGAGGAAAGCCTGGTGGCTGTCCCCGGTGACGCCCTCCGCGTCCGCTCCGCCCTGCAAGGGCATCCCCGCCGTGGCCTCCAGCTCCGTCTTGGCGTTGAAGTCCACATAGTCGTTGCCCGTCAGGTCCTCCGCCGTGGCCACGGTCTGGGTGTCCACCTTGATCCCGTCCAGGATGGTGCTGACGTCCCACAGGTCCGGCTCATCCACGTTGGGGGCGATGGTGATAGAGATATCGTTCCCCCGGACACCCGGATACTTGGCGGAGGCGTGGGCATTGGTGGCCTTGATGGCACCCAGGCCCAGCCGGTAGCAGTACACGGTGGTGGCGTGGAGGAAGATCTCCCGCAGCGCCCACATCTTGGGGTGGTCGTAGGAATAGCCGAAAATGGCCTTGCTGTTTTTCTGGAACTCCCCGGAGGTCACAGCGAAAACCTCGTTCTCGGGTCCCCAGCTCAGCATGAAGGGGGCCGCCGCATAGCCGCGATCAGACAGCGTGGCGGACGCTTTGGCGATGCTGGAGAAGTTGATATAGCTGCCCGGCAGGACCTTGTTCTGGACCAGCCAGGTGCCGCCGCCCAGGGCCATATTATCTCACCTTGCCTTTCTTAAAGTCCTCGATCTTCTTGTCTACCTCGGCAAGCGTGTACTGCTTGCCATCCTCCAGCAGAACCGTCACCAGGTCCCGCAGGGAGGCGTAACGCTTGGAGGCCGCCAGCTGGTCCCGCGTGAAGGTGGGAGCCGTCGGTGCCGCCGTGTTTTCTTTCGCCATGTCGTTCATCCTCTCTGGTCGATTTTCAGCTCGCCCATCATGATTTCCTCACGGGGGCGATATGCGAAATGGTCATAGGTCAGTAGCACATGAAGCACCCCGTCCGTGACGCTCCATGTGCAGCTGGTAGCGTGAACAATATCCCCCTCCGGGGTGGTGATGCTCTCCAGCACGGCGGTCAGTTGGTCCGCCATGCTGTAACACTCGGTCTTGTCCTCGCGGGGGTAGTAGATCACGTCCAGGGTGGGGGTCCGCTTGTACCGCTGTCCCAGCTCCTGACGGTGCCCGGCTCCGGGCATGACCACGTTGAAGTCGCCGGGGCGTAGGCCCTGCTTGACGTCCCCGCCGTGTATCTGTACCGGGGCCGGGAAAGCGGCGTGGAGCGCACGGGTCACGCCGTCCCGGATACTGTTGAAACTAATTTCAGACATTGAATACCTCCCGCAGCCGTTTCTCCAGCTTCTTCTCAATCAGGCCGGGGGCCAGGTTCCGCAGGTCCTGTTCGGACAGGGTGAGGAAATACTGTCCATCCACCCAACCCTTGCCGCCGCTGGTGCGGTGCCCGAACTCCACATAGCTGGCATAATACACGGGGTTTATCACTTCGACGGTGTAAGTGCTGCCCTGTTTGTCGATGGGGAGGGCTTCGGCGTAGGCTTTCGCGTCCCGGCTCCCCACTGTCCAACCCCGGCGCAGGGTGCCGCCCTTCTTGCCGCTGGTCTTTGGGTAGCGGCCCACCGGCGTCCGGGGGATCACCAGGGCCAGCAGCCGGGCCGCCAGCTCCCTGGACACCTCCCGGCAAAAGCGGTCCATGTCCACCTGTTGGAGCTTGGCGAGGTTTTCCTGTAGCCTCTGGAGCTGCTTATAGTCGCAGTTCCCCCAGCGTTTCGCCATCAGGCCCACCCCACCCACAGCTCCAGCGGCACCTCCTGATGGCAGGAGTAGACCGCCGCCTTGCCGCTGCGCTCGTAGTCTGCCGTTACGCCGTGCTGCGTGACGGTAATTTTCGACCCCTCCGGGATTTCCACGGAGGGGTCAATATAGAGGGTCACGGTCTGGGCCACCCTGGCAGCCTCCTCGTCCGGCTCCGTACTCTTGACGGTGGCGAAGGAAATGCGACAGGGGAGGTCCGAGGCCGTGACGCGCTCCACAGGTTCAGTGCGGCCTGTTTTCTCGTTGATCACGCCATCCCGCACTGTAATGGCGGCCTTGCCTTCCCACAGGCTTTGGACGGCCTTCTTGTAAGCGTCGGTCACCATCTCAACCTCCGAAACGCTCCCAGAATGCCCTCCGGGGGGTGCATCATACCGTCCAGCTTGGAGCGGAACCGAGCCTCGGCGCTGCTCACCCCATCACTGGCTCCGGCGAAGTCGACCTTGACGTCCCCCTCGGTGATGCTCTTGGGTTGCTGGGCGAAGTCGACGCCCTCAATTTCCAGGCCCCCGGCGGCCAGCTTCTCATGGAGGAAAGACCCGGCCACCATATCTACCAGCGTGTAGAAAAGGCCCTCCGGCACTTCCTTGTGATTGATATTCGTCAGAAGTTCCACCCGGCACTTGGAGATCAGAAAATCCAGGGCGGGCTTGTCGTCCTCAGTGGCGT